GTCATAATACTTGTCTTTAATTATTTTGTTCCCTACAAATATAAAACAAATAAATGTAACTACCAAATTTATAAACAAAAAATGTTAATTATTTTTATTGAATAGCATATTTCCCAAAATTAGGTTTACTCAAAACAGAATATGTAGCGTATCTGACCGAGTCAATAATATGGTCGTTTTTTGCAACTGGTTTGTTTATCATCTTACCACTTCTATCCTCTTGCCATTTATAGTTTCTAAACTCTTGTATAGCATTATGACTGTCTTTCTCTATATGTATTTTAAAGCGTTTTAAGAGGTCTATACCAGCGTTGATACTATCAGCACCTTTTAAACTTGGCCTTACGTTAAAACCCATTCTTCTTAACTCTTCGATTAACCTTGGTTCAGCACTATCAAAGTATATTGTTTCTCTTTCAATTCCTATGTCTTTCCATTTCCTGCTGATGTCGTAGGTAGTCATTTGTGTTTGGTATATGTGTTCTTTAATGTAGAGGTTGTGTTCTTTCTTGTAAACAGAAACTAAAGTTGTAGGGTCATTAGAATATCCTGCATCTGCTCCATAGCTTATAAATTCAGCATCGTGAGGTATATGGTTTACTTCTGTGTAGTTGAATATAGTAGCTTTAGAGATACCTTTTAAACCTAATCCATAAATCTGCCAATAGGTTTCATCTGTTTCTTTTAAACGTTCTATTTCTTCTGTAATGCTTTTATTAAGGAAAGTATTATCCAGATAAGTAGTAATATAAAAATCGGCATCTTTTCGTGGTATTACCTTGTCATAAATCCAATGGTATTCATCTGATGGATTAAAGTCAAGAATTATTTTATCTTCTGTTCTGAAAATTAACTGTTGCCAATCTTCGTAATCTAATTCATTCGCTTCATTTATAAATAGTAAGTTTCTTTTTCTACCTCTTACCTTTTGTGGTTGGTCTAAAGATATAAACTCAATAAGGTTTCCATTTAATTTATATTCGTGGTTTGATTTATTATGGTATAATTCTGAATAAGAATTGTATTGCTTTAGTATGTCTAAAAAATCCCTCATAACAGAACTACGAACCGCTGGAAATGTTTTTCTACATATCGTAACTGTCTTACCAGTATTATCTAAACAGTATTTAAAGATAATATACAAAAGAACGTTGTAGGTTTTACCGCTTCTTGTTCCACCTTGCTCAATTGTAATCTTTTTATCTGATTCTAAAAGATGTTCAAAAACAACATTAGTTTTTATCTTCACGCTTTATTATTTCTATTTCAAATTTTGAAGGCATACCATCTGCTCCAGTTATTTCTTGACGTTCTACATAACCTCTACGCTTTCCTTTTGTCTTTAAATAGAAGATTGTCGCAGCTGTTGAGTTATCACTTATCTGTTTATGTAGTTGGCTTTCTGCAAAATCTAATGCAACGTTTTCTATTTCTTTTACATTCTTTGCAAATACCTCGTCATCATTCAACCATTTATAATATGTACTTCGTGGAATGTCTGCTTTCTTACAAGCTACTGTTACGACTCCTAAACTCTGTTCAAGTGATTTAAGTAGTGACTCCTTTTTTATGTGTCTATTTTCGTTCATTCTTTTTCTGTTTTTATTAAACTAAATTCTTCCCACAAACCTCACAAGGGTTTATAGTTTTATTGTCTTGTTTATTTATATCTTGTTCTATTACTTCTTCAACACTATCTTCAAATGGTACTACTGTTAAACCCCAGTCAGATACTTGCTGACCATCCCAATCGTTTGCTAATAAATCCCAATCCCATTCTCCAAATCCTACATTATCCTTTACAATAAATTCTCTCTCTTGTTCTTTAGTTAGTTCATTAGCAACTAATATATACACTTCTTTCAAACCTGCTTCCTTACACGCCTTTAAACGCATATTTCCACCAAGCACAACCATATCGCTATTCACTACAATAGGTCGTAACTTTAGCATCTGTGGGAACTCCTTAATTGATTTTACAAGTTTCTTAAATTTGTAATCCTTTATAAATCTTGGATTGTTTTCGTTGGGTATAACCTCTTGAATATTTATTAGTTGCATATATGTATATAGTTAATTATTTGTTTTTTTAATCTAATTTTAAAAAGTCAGCAGATTCGTGTTTCATAAACCAATCTTGGTTTTCTTTGTATTTATCTATTACTGCATCCAACATTACAAGTTCATCTATATCAGAGTTCTTTATCTTATCTATCAACGTTGTAATCTTTCTTAATACGTTTGTGGTCATCTCCTGGTTATTTAGGTAAACAGTATTGTAATCATCTTGCACATATCCTTCTAACATATTTAGAAACTTGTTACCTTGGTTTTTTAAGTTCTGTCTGTATTTGTTAGTTCCTTGTAAATCTTCTATTGCTTCTATTGTAAGTTGCCCAAGTAATACTACTTTTAAATAATCTAATTGCTTATCGTTTTTCATTTTATTCTGTTTCTATTACTGTTTCCGTTTCTATTATTTCTTCAACTCTATTTAAACATTTTGCAATGGTATCAAACTGCATTTCATTTCTTCTACTTACTAATTGCTTCTGTTTTTCTGATAATTCATTTAAGTTATTGTATATGGTTTCTAACCTTGGTAATAATCTCAATACAGCATCTTTCTTTTTTAAATCATTTACTAACTTTTTGTTTTGATACTCTAAATATGAATAGGATTCTTTTGGTAGGTTCTCAACCTTTCCGAAATGTAAATATGCTTTTTCAATTTCTTCTGTATCTAAATGGTGTAATATATTTTTAAATGAATGTAACACAATTGAATGGTCACGCCCTACTGATTCACCTATGGTAGTCAAACTACATTTAGTTAGTTCTCTACATAGTTTATAATAAAACGCTCTTGCATCCACGTATTCTCTTTTTCTTGTATCTTTTTCAATATCTAAACCATAAAGGTTTTTTACATATTCTTTTATTGATTCTATCATTTTAATTTCACTCATATTGTCTAATTTAGTTTGTTCTTAATTTTAGTAAATTGTAGCACTCTATGTACCTTTGTTTTGCTTTTCCTTTGTGTACCTCTTTAAATAGTTCGTACATCTTCTTTGTGTATTGGTAATGGCTTGTGCAGTCAGATAAATACTTTTCAGCAAACTTCTTACCCTTACCTTTAAAATAGTTTACATTGTCAGCAGTATCCCCTATAATCATCTGTTCATATAAATTATACATTGCTTCTTCTTCTGTTATATCATATACTACTTTGTGTTTATAGTGATAGTTATACATTAAACAAGGAAACTGTTTATAATCTTTATCTATTGATACAATCATAACCTCATCTCTACCGAACTCTTTTGATAAATCATACCAGTATCTTGCAACCATATCATCTGTCTCAATACCATAACCGTAAATAGAATTGTGTTTATCTTTTACGTATGCGTGTACCTCATTTAATAATGGTGGCTTCTGTTGGTTGTTTCTATTGGCTTTGTACTTCTTTGTTATTAGCTTTCTAAAGTTTCCTAAAGAACCACTAAATGTAAGTACTTGGTCTATATCATAATGTTCTTCGAGTTCATTAACAACACCCATAAGTTGCTCGTCAAACTTGTTAGTTGCATCAGATAGTTTATCATAATAAGGAGAATCATCTGGTGTCAATCTTTTTCTGTAACAACTTGCAAAGATTAAGCTATCTGCATCTATTAGTAATATCATAACATTGATGCTTTAAAACAATCTCTACTACAATATTTATCATCTAAATCTATTGTTGTACCACATTCTCGGCACTCTCCGTGCTCTTCTACACTTTGGTAGTATCTGTCTAAATCGTAATCTATTTGTGTCATCTTTCTATTTTGTTTTTACTTCTTAATAATTCTATTTCTCTGTTTAAATAATCTTGTGCTTTAATTAAGTCAAGCAACTCATCTTGCTTCTTTCCTGCTCTTGCAATATACTTAATTATATTACCTCTGCAAAAATTTAGTTCGTAATCTCTTATAACATCTATAATATCATAATCATTTCCATTCTCATAATGTGGTTGTGTGCCTCTCATTTGTTTATGTTTTTATATTTATTAGCCAATGAAATAAAAAATTTATCATTAGAACTTAACTTCAATTTTAATAAATCTTGTTTTGCTTCTTTCCTTTTTTTGCTTATTGGTAGCTTGTCAATTAACTGCTGAATCTTCTGTATTAATAATCTTCTGTACATAACTATATAACTTTTACTTGTCCGTTAGTATAATGCTGACATACAACTCCAGTTGATAATGTTACAACCTTGTAAGGTTTTAGGTTCTTGTTCTCTTTTAGTTCTTTGATAATTCTTTTAATTGTTTCCATTTGTCTTTGGTTTTAAATAAATTTTTGTTCTTTTAATACTTCTTCAATAGCTTTTATAAGGTCATACTTTTGACCAAATGTAATACCACCGTTATAAAAATCTGTGTCAATCTTTTGTAGTGTTTCAATTAGTTCTTTCATTTGTATTGGTTTTTAATTATACCGCAATATAAAACAAATAATTGGATTATAAACAAAAAATGTTAATTATTTTCAGAATTATTTTTATTTATCAATACTGCTTTGTCTTCTTCAAGCAGATAACAAGGTTTTAAAACTTTCTTATTTCCCCACATTGTGGTTTCTGGACAATACTTATTTACTGCCTTTGGGAGTTCAATATCATTCAACCAAAACAAATAGTTTGCCTTTGGGTCATTTACAAAGTATAGAGCAACTTTACCAGTACCGATTAGCTTATCGTATTTAAACTTTTCAAGCATCTTGGTATCATAGTGTTTATTCCTAAACTTCATCTCTATAACACATTCTTTTCCTTTGGGAGTTAATCCCTCTGCATCCCAACTCTCTGAACCCTCTCCAGTCCATTTAAGTTGCCACCCATCAAAATTTAATAATTGTACTATTGTTTGTTCTAACTTATGAATTTTTTTTATCATATATTCTATCTATGTCAGCTATCCACATCTTGTAAATTTTTCCATTACAAGTGCAGGGTTCGTTGTATTTATGGTTATAATAATTTGCGTGTAATGTACATAAAATTTTCCTATATTCTGGAGTTAATTTACTCGTTACATTTGCCTTAAAATCTATCCAAATATTTCTATCTTTTTCTGTCATTGTTACCATAGTTCTATATCGTTTAAATCATCTCTTCGCTTGTCGCAGCCACACGACTCATAACCAAGTAATTTAGTTACCTTTTCTACAAGCCATTTGATACCAGTATAAGTAGTAATCAGTTCTATAAAGTTTCCGAGTTTCATAATTTTTCTATTTTATTATAAAATGCGTTAGTGTATTTCATAAGTTTACAATTCCATTTACTTACATCATTATAATCAGCAAAATAAAATTCAGCAGTAGAATCATTTAAAATATAAACAAACCAATATAAATCAATTTTACCCAAACCTTTTTTGTGTGCTTCTTCATTTACCATTACACTTGAATATTTAGAATGTCTTGTAGCTTTTACATCTATTTTTTTATTTCTAATTGTAAAATCTGCTTCTTTAGATGGATAAGGATTTAAAAGTTTTATCATTGTAAAATCTACATTTTTTTCAGTTAAATAATCTAATACTATTAACTCCCCAACAACCCCTAAAACATCAACGTCTTTATTTTTATCCCCCCTGTCAAATCTTGGATTGTTTTTTCTATTATTTTTATTTGTTTCAGTTCTGGCATTTGCCATTTCTTCAGCAATTAACCATAAAGATTTTGGATATTTGTATTTTATCATAATAATTCATCTTTTAATTTGTTCTTTACTTTGTTGTATGTATTGTAAAGTGAATAGTAACCAATCTTTGTATCTCTGCTTAATTTAGCTACACTCTTCCCCTTTGCTATTAATTCAAATACTTTCTTGTCATACCAATAAACATCGTCTACTGCTCTTAAATAACTATTTAAAAACGTTTCATATTGTTCTTCGTATTCCAAAGGGTCAATTTCTTCAAACTGTTTGTCAATTTCATCTAAACTAACTTTTGTAATCTTACTGTTACTTCTTAAAAAAGCTACATAAATTCCTCTTAACTGTTTAAATATATAATAGTAGTTTACTTCATTACCATCATACCAAATATTCTTGCCTTCTTTTTCATACCTAATCAAATAAATATACATTTCTTGTACTATATCTTCAGAAATGTTTTTAGGACATCCAAAAGAATTAACTATATTAATCCAGGTTTGATGTTTCTTTGCTGCTTGTTCGATTAAGTGTGACATTTTTTTTTATTGTTTAAAATGGTATTTTTTTATTTATTGGTTGTTTACGCACATAACCTTCCATAGGGTCATATATTTCACCCACTACAAGAGGTAATTCATATTGATTTACTTCAAAACTAAAATTGTCAAAAGAATACCCTCTGCTTAATTTACATTTTACATCTACTCTGCCTTTGTGTGTTGTACTTTTTTCTAAACTTATAGCGGTTTCACATTTCTTATACAATGTAGACCCAAGATGTCCAGTTGCTTTATCACTTCCATAGTTGCTATGGATTACTGTCATTATATGGCAATCATATTCAACGCTCAATCTCATTAAAGTTCTAACGCATTCATTACCATCTTTTATATCATTTACATCAGAAACCAAATCAGCAACTCCATCAATCAAAATTAAACCATTGTTTCCTTCGTTTTCTTTTAAAGTGTATTCAATGAATTTAAGCATATCCCTGTGCCCTAATTTTCTTAACGCATATTTTTTATAACATCCTAAATCAATATCTCCAGCCATATTTTCAATGCGTTGTGCTACTTTTTGAGTATGCCATAAACCCATCTCTGTATCGAAGTGTATTAAACACCTTCCATCTCTATGTCCTTTTAAATTACCTCCGTATATGTTTTGACCACTTAAATAAACACCTGCTAATAAAGACAAGAAAAACGTTTTTCCAGTTTTACTTGGTGCTTGTA